AGAGAAACGATTTTTATATATTTTCTAGTAAAATATATTGGATCATCTTTACACTTCAAAAACTCAAGAATATTATCCTGAGAAAATTGTATAGGCGTATTTGCTTTTTTTAGGTTGGGATTACCTAGATATACTTCAGCTGCAGACATAAAATAAACCTCACTTTAATCCAAAATCTTTTCTCCAAGAGTATGATTCTCCCATTCCACCACCGTTGCCATTTCCACCATTTCCGTTGCCACCATTACCATTCCCAGAATCACCATTACTATGACCATTCCCATTCTTACTATCTTCATCCTTTTCTATATATCCACCACGACCCACATGCCATCCAAGAGGAATTTTCTTACACTTTTTTTCAGTGTGACAATAATAATAACCTATTCTACACTTCTTCATTTCCAATATCTTGGGTGTTATTATTATTTAGAAATTGTTGTTTAAGCATCTTTGACAAATCTGATGTTGAACCAACAAATAAAGCATTGTTTGTAACTTGACTTGGACCTTTTACTTTCTCCTCATCAACTTCCTTAACCTTCTTTTGTAAATCCATTAACTTGTCAGTAGTATCAGCAACTGACTTAATAATCTGTCCTGCAACTTCATATGCTCTTGGACTTGCACTTTCACCTGCAAGTTCCATTATACCATTAAGAGTTTCTTGTCCCTTTTCAATTAATGAATATAGATTGGCACGAGTATAATCGTAATCTTTTTCTACATCATTAGTCACATCTTTTAGTCTATCCTTTCTCCTAATACCACCACCTTCTGGTGTATTACTGACCTCAATTTCACTAGTAGTGTTTAGAGCCTCATCAATAGAATCATAACTAGACATAATAATTAAATATCCTTCCTTTGTGTTGGACTATATGATTTAGCATCAGAGAAAACAGTTGATGTTTCACTAAATCCAAAATCATCATCTGGTCCAGCACTAATTGGATCAGGAGTAACAGTATATCTCATTTCACGTTTTGATGTCTTAACGTTAGTATCAGTATGATAATCAACCTGAACTTTCTTAATAAGACCCTCTGAAGACTCTGCAACAGGACCAAATAAGTATGTTTTTGCTGTAAAATTCAATGTGTATATAAGTGCTCTTCTTGTAGAAAAATCTCCTTCATAATCATCTTGGAAATTAATACTATCCAAAACAATTGGTATATCTCTTTTTTCTCCTATAGATTTTACTAAATCTACAGTTAAATTAAATGATGGTTGGAAATATGGAAGTATTTGCTCTACAATCTGTAATGCATCATCATTTAACTTGGTTAGGATATTTAATTCAAATCCAACATTATAAGGAACTGGCATATAAACCTTTTTCATATTGGTTCCATCAGATGCCTTAAATGTCTGAGTTACACCAACCTTTCTTGTAGAATCATAATTTACTGAAGTCATTTCAAATGACATTCTAGGAAGTGTAGTTTGAACTGGTTTATTTAAATCTGCCTGTTGTTCTAATCTAGCAAGAAATTTTTGTGCAGGACCATATGCTAATGGAACTTTAAGTTCACTATATGTATTTCCGGCGGCATCATCATGACGGATATAGAGTTGATTAAATAATGTTCCAAAAGACACAATCGTCTTTCGCATTATTTCATGGTAATAATAAGTACCTAACATTATACTTGACCGAATGGATTAGTTTCTGAGAAATCAATAATAGAATCAGCTTCTGTTTCAATTTCATCACCTTTATCGTATTTATCAGAAAATTCTGCTTCCTGTATATAATCAACAGTATATTGTGCTCCAGATGTATATCCAATTGCAACATCACCAGAAACAAATGTTCCATCAGTTGTACCCAACTTAAGAACTCCTTTGGTAACATCCCAAGTCTTAACTCTACCTTTAGCAGAAGAAAGAGAACCAGTTACAATCTCATTAAACTTGTATGTACCTATACCTGTAATAACTGGTGGTGGTGAAACGGTTGCAATTCCAGTAGTATTATCATATCCAATACCAGCATCAGAAATAAGAATTCTAGTTACCATATTATCAGAACTAATTTCTGCTCTACCAACTGCAGTACCTATACCAGAAGTTGGTGTTCCAAAGTATACTGTTGGTTCTGAAGGATATCCCGTTCCACTATTACCAATACCCATTGTAACTTGTCTTATACCATAAGAATCAGTGACAATACCACAGGTAGCAGCTGCTCCAACACCATATGTTGTAGATCCAACACCTAAAACAGTATCACCAGCACTAACTATAGTAACAGTTGGTGTTTCTGTGTATCCAGCACCAGCATTTGTTAATAAAATCTCTTTAACAGAATAAACACCATTAATAGAAGTTGTTATTGCTACAGCAGTTGCATCAATACCCCCAGAAGGTGCAGTACTAATTGCAACACTAGGAACTTTCGTATAATCATATCCATCATTATTAAGAATAATATTTCTTACATATCCTGTAGAAATTGCTGTTGTTAAAGTTGCTGTTGAACCAATAGAAATAAGTTTTAAAGATGTTATGTATCCAGATTCAACTAATGTACTATCAATTTCTTCACTATTAACATCAACTTGATCCCATCCACCAACTTCATCTTCAAGTTCAAAGAGTTCACATTGTAGTTCATAAACATAATTTTTACCTAACTGATAAAAAGGTTTTTCATGTTCTACAAATTTAATTTCAAAAATTCTTTTACCTAATGGAAAATAAATTAAATCTCCTTCACTAGGTCTAGATGTAACTTCTATCTCATCTGCTGGCATCTGTTCCAAAAATGGTCCTATAAAATCTTCAAATCTTTCTTTTGATATAGTTACAGTTAATTCATCCTTTAAACTCATACCAAATTTTGTCATTATATCCCCTGCACCACCATATCCCTCATAGGTGTTTACATATGCTTCTATAGCAAAATTATCACTAAACCTAGAAGATTCTAATTCAGTGAAAAGACTATCTTTTTTAACAACTCTTCTGGGTAGATAAAGTACTTCTACACCATATATTCCTAACTGTTCATTAATTAAATCTTGAACAAGTCTTTGCTCACTTTGTGAACCTTGTAGAAAAAAGGGATTTAATGGCATTATCTTATCCTATCATATCAAGGGGTGGAACTTCATATTCTAAAGTCATCCTTTCTTTAATCTCTGCTAATTCACTAACTGCATCATCATATAATTCCCTACCATTAAGTTCAATTCCACCAGGAAGTTTAGTTCCTTTAAATTTAATTAAATTCTGACCCCATTGTTTTTTAATCAAAGCAGTTACATATGGTTTTACAAAACTATCATTATAAATCTGTTTAAATGCTTCAGGATCTAATGCTCTATAGCAATCAAGAACAAGATATGTACCTGCTTCTTCAGCAGCCCAATCAATATCAATATATAATCTATCCTGTTTCTTATTAAATCTTAATTGTTTATCTGTTGTAAGTAAAAAATCAATATCTTCAAGGTATGTTTTAGTCATTGAATATTGAAGAAGATCAATTGAATTAAATCGATATAAGTCATTCAAAAATAATTGATATTTAAGACTGAACATTCCACCTGATATAGTACTACTATCAAATTTAAATATCTTTTCTACCCCAATTACAGAATCTGGAACCTGAAGGAAATTGGAATTTTCATACCAATTAGAAGTAACAGTCCCTAAACCACTAACAGATGTTGATTCTGCAGTAGTGGTTACAATACCAACTCCAGTTGTACCAGATGCTTTTCCCCTATCAATATCATCCTGGGTTAACTCATATTTTAAATACATTCTTTCAATACCATCATAATGACGTTCATTGAATAATTGTATTGTATCGTCTACAGCATCATCTATTTGATCTTCATCTACATTAATTTCTAAGACAGGAGCTCCTAATTTTCTAAGAGCATAATCAATTAATTCTTGTTTAGTAGTTGGTTTTGCCATCAGTAAGATCCTCCATCTATAAGTCCTGCAGTTAATGTGCCATCCATAAACACATTATTAGTGAATGTTGCAATTCCAGAAAAAGTAGAAACACCAGCAGTTACGACTAAACCACCAGTATTAATTCTTATTCCTGATCTAGCAGTAATAAGACCTACAGAATCTACATTAGTTACATCTTCATAAGTTAAAGTTCCACCAACACTTACATTACCAGAAAAAGTCGCATTTGTTGCTGTTAATCCAATTGGGAATGAAGCAGCAGTATTTCCAGTACCTCTAAATGAAGTTGCAGTAGCAATACCAGTAATAATTAATCCATCATTAGTGGTAGCAAATTTCTTTGACCCATTATAATAAAGAAGTACTCCCTCATCATCTTTAAATAAAGCAGAATTTTCACCAGACTTAGCCTGGATAACAACATCTCCACCATCATCATCATCTGTATTATTAATTATGTATAAATTACCTGTATCATTTGTAATATATGCATTACTATTATTATGATAAATTTGTAAATCAGATTCATTACCTATTTTTATCCTATCATTATCTTGAATTGTTAGATCTGATTGAAAATTGGCTTGGCCAACAAATGTAGATACACCAGCAACTTTTATTTGCTCAAATGTTCCATCATTTATAGTTGATCCACCTATGGTTGCAATACCACTAACCAATAAATGTTGGGTAGAAGTAATTCCAGTAACACCTAATATATTTAATGTTGAAATACCACTAATATTAAGGTTTCTACCATTTACCTCATCAAATGTTATATCATCACCAACATATAAGTCTCCACCAATATATAAATCACCACCAGTGGTTGTTATACCACCATTAGCAGCAAGTGTTGTTATACCTGCTATACTAACATTACTAAGAAAGGTTGAAACACCAGTAACATCCAACTGAGTAACTGATGCAATACCACCAATTACATTTGTTGCATTTTGTGCTGAAACAGAACCCCCACCTTGACTGGAGATAACTTTTATAGCATCTGATTGTCCAACTCTAACTTTAATTGCTGCCATTATCTGCTAACCCCTTCCCGAACAAGAACTGATCCTTCGACAACTCGTGTTTTATCACCAGCAGAATCAGTTATAACAATATCATAAACATGCCTACCTGTTTTTAATGCAGTAGTTTGTGCTGGAGTCAACGAAATCAATATCACCCCATTGGCAGCATCCATTGCAGTAGCAGTGAATCCTACATGATTTGAACTTCCAGCATGTTTTCTAATTTGTGCTACAATTGTATATCCAGTAAGATTCAATGGAGCAGAATCATCATTCTGTGCTAAATCGAACTGTTGACTAAATGTGGCTCCTGCGTTGATTACAAGATTAGAAACATATACAGCTGCCATCTATTTCTAATAATAACTTCTCTTATTATTTAGGACTTATTAAGGCCATTGATTAAAATTGCTAAAGAAGACTTGATTTCATCAATATCTTTTTTCATATCACTAAGTTCCCTATCCTTTTTTTCTCTACTACGTAGAGATTTAACATAGTTGTCATAACCATTATCATCGTAATTAACTATTGCTCCAGTTTTTTCATCTCTATAAAGATGTGGATGTCCTTCAACTTTAATCATCTTACAGCAATACTCCTAAGTTCTCTTATTCTTGGTGGTTTTGCCTGATTAGTTCCAGACATTACTATCTTAATAGAATATCCAGTAAATAAATCAAGATTATCAGCAGTATATTGATACTCAAAGAACTGATTATTTTCATTAGAACCAACAAACGAGTCTGATGTTCCATCATTATTAAATGGATCAATTACAATATCACCAAAACCATCCTCATCATTATCAATAAGATTTTTATATCCAGGGAATAATTCAAATTCCTGTTCTACTTCACTAGAATCTACTCTTTCTAATTGATATAAAACTCTAATATCAGATGATGCTGGTTTAGATGCTGATAATAATATCTTCAACGAAGTAGCTGGTTTAGACAATCTAATGATATTTGAATAATAAATTGCACTATGAGGATCATCCACAATCGAATTAACTCTACTATCTGATGGATAATTATCAATTCCTATAGGACTATTTAAACGATTAGATACAAACTCAATACTAGAACCCGAAAGATATATCATTGGAGATATATTTTCATTATTAGTAAATAAATTTAATACACTGGTAAAAGATTTACTTCTAGGTAGACTTGGTAAGTATTCGTTTTCATTAATCTTAGACGCAACAATTGAAACTTCATCCAAATTATTATATCGATTCAACTGAACAGATCGATATCCTTGATCATTAAATGAATTTTCAATACCACTAACACTAGTCCCACTAACTGTTCTTATACTAGCATCTATTCTACTTACCGCATTAGGACCAGATGGTGTAACTGTATTATATCTAGGAACTATACCAGAGTATATAATATTTTGAGACGCTTTAACATTAGATCCACCAACAAATGAATCATTTTTAAATGTTAATTGTGGAGTTGTATTACCATACACACTAGCATCTTTATCTACACTTCGATCTAAATCTAAACCACCACGAGCTGATGTATCAACCTTAAGATCATAATGATCTAATCCAATATCATCCCCACCAAGTGTTTGTTCAACTTCAAGTCTTCTTATAGAAACACCACCTACTTCATATTTCTCTACAGTATCTCCTATATCATGAGGTATTGTAATTGTACCATCAACACCTCTACCTTTTGGTGATGCTGCTATACTTAAACCACTTGAAGTTGCATTTTGATATCCAATAATTTCATTACCAATTTTAACATATCCAATATATCCTGTTGTTGGATTAACTTCAACACCCTCAAATTTATGGAATGGGAGTGTGGAAGCAACACTAATTGTACTTGTTTCATTTAAAGATATAGGTGCTGATAATGTACTTCCTGGAACATCAGACTTAATACCTTCTATTTTTACTTTATTTGTAGAGGAATACATTCCATGGTTAAAATGATCAACTCTATAAGAAGTACCAGAATTTATACCTGTTGTATTAATGTTTATACCTTCAATATCATAACCACCACCTGAATCACCACTTCTTGCAGTTGCCCTGTAAGTTAATGTACCATTATTATCATCCACATAAGTTAATCCGATACCAGTTGTCCAATCACCAGAAGCACTAACCTCACCTTTTATATCAGTAAGATAGAGTGTATCTATAGTATCGCCAGTAATAGTAACTGTAATTTCAGCACCTTTACCTTGACCACCACTTGTTCCAACAGTACTCGTGACAATACCAACAACATCTCCTGTCTTATACCCACTTCCTTTATTGGCATCACCAGCAATAATAGATGCATTTGATATTGCACCATCAGAGTCGGCAGTAATATCTAATTTCAGACCACTTCCTTGACCAGTAATTGAATATGTTTCAACACTAGAATCAGTTACATAATTAGATCCAGTAGTAAGAATTCCAACTGAGTTTGCTCTTGAACCAAAAGAATCAATAATAGCAGTAGATGCACTATGTTTACCAGTTATCATTTTACCTACTTTAAGTTTAGCACTTAATTGATTGATAGCAGAATTAGGTTTAGAACTAGCGGGGTCATAATAATCAATTTTAACAGATCCTGTCTTAGGTAATGTTCTAATTGGATTATTCCTTAATGTTGGAACATATCCATTACTTTCATTTAGATCTGGATTATTGAAGAAAGCAGATCCTTCAGTAGATGTAAACTTAGCTTTGTATATAACAAACTTAAGATCTTGTGTTTGATCTTCTGTCCAAAGTGCTCCATTTTGTGACTTAAATAGTGCTCCAGCACCATATTGTCTAGAATATCTTGTACTTTCACCAGTAGATCCAGGAATACTTTGAGGATTAACTGCTTGCCCACCATGTTCAGCTAACCAAACTGTATAATTAACACTACTTTCTGCTACCAATACAAGAGCATAAGAAGCACCTGGTGGTAAATATATTGGATCTGGGAATGTAAATTTAGTTCCAACACTTGCAGTTTCAGCATCAAATTGTATATTTTGTACACGAGTACCACTTGAATTTGTTGTAAATGGATACAATGTTTTACTTCTACCCATAAGAGTCATAGAAGGACGTGCATCACCCGTTGTAGACCTTATTTCACATCTTATAGGTGCATTAGCATCTTCGTCTATAGAAGCAAAGAATACCTCAGCGGCAGTTATAACTACACCATCCAAATCATCATTTGCACCTACTGCGGATGGTGCTTGAACAGGTCCACCAACAACAAATGTCTGTGCTACAGGATCGACGTAATCTACTGTTTGAGTTGTAGTATGGTTATGTGTAATTGACCCCTCAACAGCAACTTCTCCTCTAAAGCTTGCATTAACTGTAGTTGTATCAGTTCTAATGATTCTATCATTTTGCCACACTTCATGTGTTCCTTGTGCAGTGTATATACCTTCTCCCCAAACAACATTAGCATCTTGACCTGGAGCAACTTGTTTGTTAGAAGAAGATGTAGTAACTCTAACCGATTTTCTTCCTGTAGTAACTTTTACTGAAGGTTGTGGAACAGCATTTGGATCTCTTAAATAAAATGTTCCTATTATATCACCATATTCATCAGTAACCATTTTAGTATTATCCCAATCCTTAACATATGCCACTGCTCCACTTTCTTGACCTACCAATTTTGCATTTGCTACCAAATATCCAGAATATAATCCTTGTGCTTCTTCTGCTAATGCACGAGTATCAATATTCAAAATAGCAGATGTTTGTGTATATCCTGTATTAGAAATCTGCTGAAGACTATAAGGATCCTTACTATAAACTTCTGTTGGAGCATTAAATGGTCCTTCTTTATGATTAGGGGTACAAACCCTGAATCTCATAATTGTAGTGTTAGTTAATACATCTTCTACTACTACATCCTCTCCAACCAAAAACGGAGCAGTTCCAGTTGAACCATAATCATCACCACCCCTAGTGGGTGTTATGGCAAGTAATTTTGGAGTAATATCTTCTATTTTTTGACCATCTAAGAATAAATAAGTGTCAACAAATGATGTAAGTGCTGTTGCTTTAAACTCAGTATTTCTAGATCTCATATGATCTTCAGCTGCAGATGATACAAGTCTATTTTGAATTGTTACATCAGTATTACTAATTTCAACAGAATCAGATGCCTCTAAAACTGTTGAACCACTCAAATCCTGAGTAGTACTATTTGTATTACTTCCTGCTTTAATAGAGTGATTACTAGTTACTATATGTTTATGACTCTCAGTATCAAATGAATGATTACCAAGATCTATTGATCCACTAGACGATAAACTCATATCAACAGTACTATTAGTTCCAGTTTGATGAATAATATTATCCTCTAATTGATGAGTTCTTGTCCAAACATCAGTATTTGGTTCTAATTCAACATTACCAATAATTGCTGGAAGTTCATATGGGTTAACATTTATTATTCCAAAAGAACCATCCTTTAATTTAGTTGCATATGGTTGTTCTAACCATGTTTCTTCATCATACTTTAAAGTTATAACATTACCTGTTTTTTGTACATTTCCATCAAATAAATCAAAATTAGTATTAAAATCAATATTTCTAGATGTTATTGATAATTTAGGTGTTGGTTGAGAAGCAAGAGTATTTCTAGAACGAACTGGAATTAAAGTTTGTGATTGTGGATTAATTTGAATTCTGGATAATCCATTAATTAATCTATAATTTCTAAATGGATCTACAAAAAATCCTGTTTTAAATCTACTTCTACCTTCAGAATCTTGAATTTGAAGTGATTGTACATTACTTTCCAATAAAGATAGTGTAGTTACTTCTTCTAAATTTGAAACTCTATCATCAATATAACCAATATCTCTCATTGTATATCTTCTGTTATCAACTAGAGATAACTTTGCTGATTGTGTAGTATACAAATATGGTGGGAGAAATACTGTTCCCAAATCCATAGAATCATCTACCCTAAGAGGTGGTTTTGGATCTATAGATGATAATCCTTTTTCATAAACAAATTCACCAAATTTATTCAAATATACTTTATCAATTCTTGGTAAATAATATTCATATCCAAGATCTGTACTCTCATTTGGTATTAAATATTGTTTTATTGCTCCAGAAAATACTCTTGATTCAAATGCAAACGGAGAACGTGTATTTGCAGAAGGATCTGTATCATATACAGAAACTCTTGGTCTAAAATCTAGTGTATCACTTGCCCTAATTCTAGATATTCCTATATTAGGAATATCATATTGGAATCTTTCAGCATCATAACTCATTGCTGTAAATAAATCACCATCATCATCTACTGGAACTGAATAATAATCAAAAATAACCAATAATCTTCCAGATGGTTCAGATACTCCACTATTTCTAGTAATAGATGAATAGTCGTAATATTGATCTTTCTGACCTTTATCTAATTTAAATGAATTAGTAATATCCTTATAGATTCCAGTAGTTATTGCTTCAATATTGGTATCAATATTAGATTCTTCGAAATTAACAGTTTCACCCTCCGCAAAACGAGTAGCAGTTAAATAAACAATTCCCAATGTATTTGCATCAGTCGTTGATTTATTAACAATTCTGGCAATTGCCTTACTATTATATCCAACAATATTTTCACCAAGAACTGCATTTGTTTGAACATCAGCAGTACTACTAAATCTAAATTGATCTAAAGTTGGTTGGGTATTATCAATGGATTCATAAACTGCTATAAATTTTACAACATCTGGATAATTTAGTGATATTCTTTCATCCTGAACTCTCAATCCATATCTTTTATCATATATAAGTCCATCAGTTAGTCCAAAACCTTCTGATCCTGTTGGTGTTGCAGTAGTTCCAGATTTCTCATATTTCGAATATATAACATCTACCATCTTACTCCTATTATAATTCTTTATCTTACTAACAACTCCATCCTTTTTGATAGAAAGATTCATATAATTATCAGCTTCTGATGTAGTAGTTAAATTGGTAATAACAATTTGTTGTCCATTAACATAAGAAAATGTATCTTCTGTTATTTTAGCTATTTGTCCAGCAGTAGCACCATCTTTATCATAATGTAATGAGTATCTTTCTTCATCAAAAGGTTCAAATGTTGAAGTTTCAGAAATTTCTGGATATACACTAACAACATCAGACATGTTAACAGTTTCTGCAGAAGAAGAAACTTGACCAATATTTAATTGTTTAGTAACTCTCAATTTAGAATCTGAAAGATCAACTGTAGATACATTTCTATGACTTAATGGTGCATGTAAAATACCAGTTCCCCTTATTATTGGTGCACCAACATTCATTGCTATAGGAACCGTTACATTTGCAGAAGGTGTTGTGTTTGGTAAACTACCATCAAAAATACCAGGTATACTTGGACTGATTGCTTCTACGACTATGCTTGTATTACCAACACCTATAGATTTAACTTTATTGTAAGTAGGATCGGAACTATTGGATCCTTTATTGTATACTATTGTAGCTCCTACTCTAAGTCCACTAAATTGCTTTGCACCAGCAGTTATAGTAGAAATACCCGCAACAACTCCAGCAGTAATCCTACATTCACGTATTCCATTTGGGAGTGAGAATATATCTAAAACTGAATCTGCTTTAAAGATTTGTCCACCATAATTATCACCTTCAACTTGTTGGACAGATTTAATTGATTGTGTTGTATTTGCAGTAGATATACCAATAGTTCTAGGAAAATCTACACCATTTATCTCTATCTGTTCACCTTTAGCAAAAGTTCCAGTAGTTTGATTTAAATCAATCCTTGTTGAATTGCTACCAGCACTAACAGCATAACCACTAGCACCACTACTTTTTCCTTTAACAAGAGAACTAACAGGTAATTGGGTGGATGTAACAGAACTATTTAATGTAATTTGAGTTGTTGTTTGTATGTCAAATAAACGCAAATCCCAAACTGTTGTGGCATCAGAATATTCTTGATTTCTTAAACTTAAATCATATGCTCTAGCAGTACCTATATTAGTTCCAGCTTCTTGCCCAAACCCAGAAAATAATTGTACATATCCACCTTGTTTTACAATTCCACTTACATTATTAACCCTAAGAACACTACCCATATCAAAATTAACACTTGCAGTACTGTTAATTCCAACATCTCTTGGTTTTTCAACATCAATTATAGTGGTTCCACCTTTTTCATAATCATATCCTTTAACATATGCCTTTCCATCGGATATTTTTAATGCCATCAAATCTTTTGATGGAGTATTTAACTGATCAGTTTGTTCATTTTTATCAAATAATCCACCATTACCTAAATTATCATTTAATGAATCATGTATTGATAATTTAAAAGGATCTACAGTATAATCTCCAGATTCATCATATGTCCTTTCTGCTATCCAATCTTTAATTATATTATAGTTTGATTGTGAGTTAATTATCTTAATTTGTCCTTTTTTAACTCTCAATAATTCAACAAAATCAGTATCATCCTGATCATCTAACTCTTTTTTAATTAAAGTTAAATTAATCTTTAATCTATCAGCACCTGGTGCAGCATAATTACTAAAACCTTTAGCATTATCATATAAAGATTGATCATCCTTTGCACCAACAAGTAATTCATCGACTTTTAGTCCAACCCTATATGATGGAGCATTACTATAATAATCTAAAATAATAATTTGATCTGTAACATTTACAAAATATCCTCTTATAAAATAAACACCTTTTGTAATATATGCTGCAGATCCAATAGCAGTTGCATCAGAAGAAATTAAAGATGCAAAAGGTGTTCCAGAATTTATGGTTGTATTGCCATAAGTAACATTATCGGAACAAGTTAATCTCTCTCCATCAGAAAATGGATTAATTTTAGAATCTTTATCACCTGTAACATAAGTAACGTAAATTGTTATATCATCTACATCATCAGTAGTTGGTAAGGCAACATATTTAACTATTGCACTTACTCCAGAATCAACTCCTGTTATTTTTTTCCCTATAAAATCTTTAATATAAAGAGAAATATCTATCCCATAATTTTCTTCTTGTATTTTAACAGCTGAATAATTTCCAACATATGCAATATTACCTGGTATAACAACAGATCCTTCTTTAAATATATGATCACCAAAAGATTGTATTTGATTTTGTAATATGGATTGTGAGCTAGTTAATTCTCTAGCTTGAACTGGAAATCCTGGTTTATACAGTACTTTATAAAAATTCTTTTCAGAACTAAAGTCGTCATAGTATGGACTTATATTTAAATTTGTTTTTTGTGCCATTGTTTTTTAGAATTCCAGAATAATTTTAACGTCTTCTTTTTGTCTTAAATCACGTCTAACCTCTTTGCGGTTATCAATATAGAGTATCTCACCCGTCTTTTTATTTATCTCAGGATCTGCAAGACCATTTGTAAACTCAACACCCAGATTTATTAATTTATCATCAACCCTAGTTGTTATACCAGACATGGTGGCATTAATATCAACCTCAAAATTAGCCTCAGTTTTTTCTGATTTAATTTGACCACCAGATGAACTAAATTCTAATACCTTACTAATGGTATCAACATCTTCATTGTCTGTTTGATCATTATAATTTGGATAATATAAAGATCTATCTTGCCAATATTTTAAAACCTTTGTTTCTGAATCATATGATGCAACATATCCTTTAGCAATTCCACCAGCAACTGTTTGTGTTATTGCAGCACCAACTACAGCAGGATTGTTTGGAATAACTGCTGATTGTGTAAGAATAACAGAATTTAAAGATGTAAATTGGTTAAAAGTACAAATACCAACAGAATCAAATAAACTAGGGTTTTTTAGAATCCCAACTTGACCAAAATGAGTATCAATTGGAAAATCTTTGGTAGAATCATCAAATCTAGCATAAACTAAAACCTTATCAGCACCCAACTCTGTATAGAGATCATATCCATGACCTTTAGATGGTGGAATTATAGGTATTAATACTGCTGGATTTGCTGATGCACCTGCATTAATATCATGTAAATCCAGTATTCCGTAAGTATATCCAGATCCTCCAGAAGTAACAACCACAGAATCTATAACTTTAGACGTATTAACAGTAACTAATGCTTTAGCTCCTACACCATCTCCAAGTATATCTACGGGATGTGATCCAACAGTATATCCACTTCCACCATTCTTAATATAAACAGTTTTAATTTGGTTTTTATATATGTCAGAATCACCTGCTTCCCTAACACTTTGTATTTGAGAATCTGTTGATGTTGACCAATCATTTGGTAATACAATATAATCAGTAGAATCAAACTTTATAATATCACTTGGAGAAATTGAATAAAGATATTTCCAAAGATAACCATCACCACTTGTTCCTGCTACAGATGGTTCCAAATTAGTAAATGTTGGTTCATCTAAAGATCTTTTACCACCTGGTAAAGTTCCAGAAGAACCATTAGATATGCAAATATAAACCTTATAATCACTATTAACTACATAATAATTCGTATTATATAATGTACTATTACCATTAGGTGTTGGGTTATTTACTATATCATAATCATGTCTGTACATATCATACTTGGTATTTGCTGTCCAAGTATGTTTTTTAACCACTCTCCTAACATTTGAAGATGTTATTCTTTTACCAAAAAGAGATGTTTGATTATAAAGGGATGTATATTGAAGATTATCTGTTGGTGCTGGAATACTAGCTAAAGTTCCATCATTCCAAGTCGAATCTCTTCCAATTCCAACTCCACCATCAGTTAACCCACCTCCAGTAGTTGGATTGGCTAATCCTAAAAATACATAATAAGAATTACTAGCATCTCCTACAGAATTTATAAAATTACTAGCATTTCCTATTCTAAATTGATTTGTTACTATCGCTGGCATATTAATAGTTTTTTAGATATTTATACAACATATTTTAAGTAGGGGTATCTAAACCTCCAGTTTGTCTGAAAGTCTCACTTCCTTTCCTACCTCTTCTTTGGAATGTTGGGAATGTTGTTAACCCACTATCTACTGTCAATCCAGTAACATTAACTGCAATTGTACCTGCAGAGAATCCAGATATCTTACCAAGAGAATAGTTTCCTACAGGACTTCCTGATTGAGTTGCTGGATCGTATGTTCCAGTAGCAGCAATTCCTGATTGCCCAACAGTAGTAATTGTATCTGATTTTATAATACATGTAATAAAACCAATTGCATTTGGTTCATCCTCAATTACACTCACTTGTTCTGCAACATAATATATATTATCTGCAAATGAAGTTCCAATTCCAACTATAGCAGTATCAGTCGTATTTCTGGAAGTTATTCCATTCCCAACAGTTGTATTATAAATGTAAATTGGACTTCCAACAGTTAATAAATCAAATCCATCGTTTACTGTTGACATACCGACAAATCTGATTCCTAATGATGAACCAACAGTAGTTGTTCCTATTCCAGTAATAATACCAGAAGTTGATTTAACAGTAACAAGTGATGTAGATAATACTTTTTGCTCAATTGTACTTGGAGAATCTACCAATACTTGTGGTGGATTTGTCTTTTCATATCCTGCACCAGCATTTGTAATATTATAGTTATCAACAACACCATCTCCATCAATAGTTGTAGTTGCTGTAGCAGTTATTCCAATACCAAGTTCATCTTCCCATTCGGTATCTGTGTTTGTGGTAGTAGGTATACCTATTGAAATTGATGGTGCACTAGTATAATTAAGACCACCACTAACAATATCTAGGGATGAAATAGTTCCTGTATCAGATACAATAGCAGTTATAGCAGCAGAAACAGGATTTACTTCTTTGGAGATAATAGCATTAAATTGAGGTGCAGTTCCTTCATAATCAAATAATTCAGCATTATCAACAAAATAACTAGTATCACCAACATTAATATTGCCTATTATTTTTGCAGTTGGAATAACTCTTGGTTCTAAATTAATTCTTTTTTTAGAAACTAAAAGTGTATCAACTATAATATCATTTTTTTGTTTTAATATATTAATTGGTCTATAATTATCTTCATCAATACCAATTTTTGTATAAGGATTGGTTTCTATTTCAGTTGAGCTGTGGAAATACTTAGTAGTTCTTATTCTTTGCTCAAGAATTGTTCCAATACCAGATATTTGAATCTGATCACCAACTTCCATAAATGGTTTTATTCCAGTAGTAAGAATAGAATCAGCACTATCAGTTCCCTTATAGAAGAAAATTGCTACATTATCACCAGATACTGTCTTTCCATTTTTATCAAGATATTTACCCATTGGTGGTTCTGTAAAGTTTATAGAACTACCACCAATAAAGTAATATGCTTTTCCTGGTTCCTGAAGAACACCATTTATCACAACAAACATTACATTAGCAAGAGCACTATCAAATTCTTCACTAGCATCAACACTAATTCTACTTCCATTATAGAATAGTGGGAATCTAGTTCTTACACCATCTTGATAGTTTTTGATTGAATCGATATAATCAAATTCACCAAATTGCCACATTGCAAAATCATCTGTGTAAGTTCTTTCAATTTCCATTCTTGCAGGTTCAATTGGTTCATATAATCTTCTATCAGTAACTAATCCAACTGGTGTAAAAATATCTCCTTCTTTAAATGAATATCCAGTTCTAGCAATAGTATAATTAGTAACATCAAAGTATCCAGAAGATATACCTGAAGTTTGACTAGCACCAACAGTAACATCAACTAAAAGACCAAATCCAGTATTTGTATTAGATGCTTGTCCTCTTCTTGAGATTCCTGTTATTCCCAAACCAGAATAACTAGGAGAAGAAACAAATATTTCAGGATTAGTATAACTCTTACCACCACCAACTATTGTAAAGTCTAGTGCACCACCACAATTAACATTTGATTTTCCAACATTAACTTCAAGCCATCCCGCAGTTGAATTAGCAGCAACTATTGGAGTTAGTACACCATTAATAGGATCAGTTGTTCTAGGATATAAATGAACTGTTTTATAGTTATCCTGATTGCATTTAAATGCAAGAGAACTAGTGTTAATTCCAACTGAATTACTTAAAGTCAATCCATGACCAGGCATTCCAGTAAATCTAACTATTCCAGTATCTGGAGCATATGTTGCACCAGTTG